TTTTCCTTGATAGTCAACTTCAATCTTAGATACTTTCTGAATATCAGTTATTTTAGTTCCACCTTTGAAAATTTGAACCTGATTTTCATACTTATCAAGGGAATAGCGTCTAGGTGTTAAGGCATCTGAACCTTCACCAGCTGCATTTGAGAAGAATGATACTGCTTTTGAATTAGTAAATGTAAGACTTGTTCCACCAGAACCATCAAAGGCGTTGATAACTACTGTATCTGTTGAGATAGAGTATACATAACCGATAACTGCGGCTGTTACATTATGGTCAAAACATAACATACCAACTGTTATACCAGCTGTTGCTACTGTACCAGTTGCAAAACCTACTGAACAACTCTGTCCAGTTGCTTCACCTGCGGCTGCTACTGTACATAATGAATACACATCTTGGTTAACGAAGTTACTGTACTTAGGCTGTGATGTTACTTCTTCACGGTTTGCCAATTCCATAAAGTCTAGGAAGTTCCACTCAACATTATTAATGTCCAGTGCTCTGTTTAAAATTTCTCTTTGTTGCAAATATGTAACCGAGGATACATATGCATGATCTACTCTTGCCATTGTTTTAGTTTTTTAGTTATTGTTTATACTTGTTTTAAATTAGCCTAACTTTTTGTTGGCAAATGCTTCGAGTAATCCTCCAGCACTACCACCTGATTTAGACTTACGTTCAAGCTCCGAGTTTTTTATCTCATCTACAACACTCTCTGTTCCAATGGATTGTCCGTGCTTTATCAATAATCCTTCAACACTTTCTGGGTTCTGAGCATAAGCCATGACCTTGTACCATTTATCAAAATCGGTAGTGCCATCCTTATTAACAAACATCTTAAAGAATGATGTGTTATCAATAGTCATATCGACTAGGTCTTTTGGATTGGTAACGTCAAGATTAAATGGAGTATCTCCATGTTTATACTCAATCTTTGAATTACTTAGCAACCCTTTCGTTGATGTATCATCATTCACGTTGTCTGCCCATTTCTCAAGATCCACATTAACTGTCTCTGGAGTATTAAATTTCTTTTGGTCTTCGTTAAGGATTCCCTTGAATCTGCCTGTGCGTACATCAAGTAATTCCTTTTGAAGTAATTTATCGTCTTCCGAAGCATCTTCACCTAACTCAAACTTTTTCATTTCCTGAGTTGTGAGATGATCTATAGCTCTATCTGATAAACCTTCATTGGCTTTTTTAATCTCCAACCTTACTAGGTCTTTTGATTCAAGCTTATCATAGTCTACATTATTACGTGCGTAAGCTGCAATTTCCCCTGTTCTTCCGTAATATTCAACAGCACCTTTTATGAAGTCATCTTTAAATTCATAATCTGACTGTACCTGTTCAGGTTCTTTATTACTTACTCCAGCGTAGAAATCTTTAAAATCATCAATAGATTCTAATTTTTCTGCACCAGTTATTTCTTGCAATTCAGCTGCTGTGAATGATAAGGGTACGTCTTGTCCCTCACTCATATCAAATACTTTTTCTGCCATTATTAGTTGTTTGATTGGTTTATAAGCGCAAAGATACGGTACTGATTATCAGATACCACAATTTTTTAATACATAAACTGCAAGCCTAAACCTGAGCAGCCTCATTTGCTATGTTAGAATCCTCTTCTTTTTCTGCTAATTTACCCATGGTCTGAGTTGCGGTGTTTTGAATCTTACCTTGGTTATTAATCCCAGCTAATTGTAGCTCAAATTTATACTTTAATTCTATCTGTTGTAGCTCATTTTTACCCTTTAAAGCTTCTAATTCCATTTTCGCTTGAGCTTCTAATTGTAGCGTTTGTTGTGCTGATTGTGCAGCTGCTTGAGCACTTTGTTGCTGTATCTGACCATTCATCTGTTGTGCTTGTTCAGCCTCTTTTCTCGCTCTTTCTCTAGTCCTCTTAATCATATAGGCTAGAACTTGCTCTGCTTGATTTTGATTTCTAATATTACCTATAGTAATTGCTACGTCAGGTTCTAACACTCCAGCATTTGCCATCTCCTTTAACTCAGCCTTAAATTGACTTCTCTGGTCATCAGATAAAACTAGTCTAGTGAATATTCCAAATTCATGGGCAGATACATTAGCCGTAACCCTGATAAATTTAACAGAATTACTACCTAAAGCTTTTGCGTATCCTTCTACGTTACCATGCTTTACAGCGTCTTGTAGACGTAAATATAATCCCGTGCTTAGTTCTTTCAATAAATGTTGATCGCCTGTTACAATATCTCCTAAGGCGTTATTAGACCCTTCCACAGCCATATTAACAGTTGTCGTTAAAGCTCTTGCGTCAGGAGTAGACCCATCTGTAAATTCATTCATCCCTGTGATGTCACGAACCATCTGAATATTCCTTTGGATTATGTCGTAGTAAGTTATAACATCTCTCCCTAGACCATTTTCTATTTCTTGTATTGGTCTGTAATTGGCTTGTTCTCCACCTAAAGAACGTCTGCGATAAACTAAAGTACCTGTCTCATTAAACATATCGATAACCTCACTAGGTGACAGGTTTGTTCCTCCTGCTCCCAATGGGATATCCTCTATACCATCGATGTCGATTTCAATTCCTTTTGGTCGGGCTTGATTTATAGCATTCTGTAGTCTGTACCATGCTATTTGAATAGCGTTAGCAATTGGGATAAGCTGTTCGGTAATCCCTTTAGCTTCCATATCAAAGAACTCAGGAGCATACAAATGATAACTCATATCTGTCTCTGTCATCCTAGACTTAGCTCTTTTCATATTGGTCGCTAGACCATAGTTGAATATATAGTTAGTCCCGATAATCAAATTACCAGTATAAACCACCTTATAAGCTACTCTTTTATATTTTTTATTAGTAGTATCCTCTTTTTTATTATAACCTGTTCTACCAAATATTGAGTTACCTCGTTTGGTTTTACGTTTTTCATAAACTGATTCATTAACAGAATAAAACTCAAGGTCGAGCACTTCTATATTAAAATCATCGAAGCCGTTGCGGTATGGGGTGTTAACTGGGAATGATGTAGGATTACCATATTTACCCTTAACCAGTGTAGCTATTTCCTCATACTCATCTGCAGAAAATTCATCACCTGCTGCCTGCTTAAGGTCTGATATAGTCATTAATATAACCTCCCCCACATACTGTTTGTCAGAGAAATCATTCTCAACGCAATAGTTGGTTATAAGACATGCTGGGTCAACTCTTCTAAACCTAACATTACCTGCACTATCAATCCAATCACGGTATCCTGCAACACCATAGTCAAATAGGTCTTCCATTATCTTAGCCCTGTTATGCTCTATCTTATTCTGCTCTAAGATTAAATCTAAGCCAGTTTCTAATTCAATGGTGGCATTATGCTTGTAAGTGTAAAGTTCCTTAATCTTTAGGTCATCAAGATCCTCAACATCATTCTCCCCTGATATCTTTTTTACTAGTTCTGGATTACTCTTTGTTAGTTCAGCTTTAATTGCTAATTTAGCTTTTTGCTCTGCGATGTATTGTTCCTTTTCGTCCACTGCTAATGAGTCAACAGCAGTAGCCTCTATATCATACCTTAATTTCTTAAGTTTGTTTAGGGCTATACGTCTGAACTTAGTTACAATTGGAAGTATTCTCCAATCAATGTTTAGCCAAGTGGTGTTATCGTCAGCTGTTATGTTCAGCATCTTTTTGTACTGGTCAATAGATTGGTTACCTAATGCAATATCCTTAATCTCTCTATACTTCCACCTACGTAAGTAAAATATATTCGATGAGCTAGCTTGGTCTACCCATGCGGCTCTTATATAATCACGAATCCATTCTTTTCCTTTACGTTGAGGATCGATTAGGTGTGAAGGAAATCCACTAGTATTTACAGAGTCTCTCATTATTGAATTGTTTAATTAGCAAAGATACGTTTGAAAGTAAGTTTTATTGTAATTTTTTATAAACTGCAAGGTTAGCTAAATTTTATACTGTGCGTTTCATAAACATTTTAGCTGAGCCTAATTTAGAAGGACTTGTATTTCTATCAAACCTTTTGCTTAGTATCCTCTCAGCTACTAATGTCCACCCAGAACTCATTGCAGCGTCAAACCGCTCAGTATTTTGAAGGTCGAACGAAATCCAATCATCAACTAACTCTTTAAATGGAACTAAGTTACAATAATCCTCAATATAAAGCTCTGTTGCTTCTGCTAGTAATTGGTGGCTTTGTTTACTAGCGGCTATACCTGCACTCTTTTGCTTAGGTAACCAAATAAGAAATTTAGAATGGTTTTTAGAATCAAAATAATCCCTAAGCCCTATCTTATTATTTTCTAAAAGAACAGGAGCTCCGTAAAATCTAGCCAACATCATCATATCCTTATAAAATATTTGGACTGTTGGGGGTCTGTGTAAATATTGAGCAACAAACTTATTACTACCATCAGGGTCTAATAAATTAGGACGCTTTAATACATGAGCCGATCCATTAGATCCTTTACCATATTGCACCACACTATGAGAAAAAGGGTCAATACCTATAACATAATTGGATGTGTTCATTGGTTCGACAGAATTACCTCTAACCCTAACTCTATTACGTAAATTATCTGGTGGTAATTCATGTATTTTAAATTTTCCATTTGCACTAGGTCTAAATTCTATATTACCATCCTCCATTTCTAACAGATTACCTTGTGTATATAATTCATCAGGATCTGCATATGAAAAGAAATCCATTCTATCATTAAGGTTCATTGCATTAAATAAACATGAGTCACTATCTACTCTAAAAGCTTCCTCAATAGTAAAAGGAGCTTTACGAATAACAGAGTTAAGTCTTTTTGAGTCATGCTCTACAGCTTTTCTTTCAGCTAAATAATAAGCCATTGCCCTTTCTTCGTCAGGATATCCATGTTTATCAAAAAATATAGTTTTGTACGCTGGGATAAAAAACCTCCAAAGCCATGTTACAGTTCTTCCATTTTCACTTAATTCGGCAGGATTACTATTCTTCCATAATTCTTTAAATTTGACTCCACTTTCCTTTGTAGATTTACCTTTATCATCAACCCCTCCCATATTTTCTATTGTGGTTGTATGTAAGATTTTCCCTATTATCTGACCATTCTCCTCACAGCACAGTTTAACAACTTCATTACGCTCGTAAATATCATGTTCTTCAGGTGTTTTTGCTGACTCATCTGAAACATATCTATGTAACTTAGATCCGTCAAAAGCCTTATCTTTACTTGATTTATAGGTTATTACTGATTCTAATTCTTCCTCATCTGATTCTTCTGCTGCTGCTCCTCTTTTAGTTGAATTAAAAAACCTTAATTCTTTTGTAGGTGTCAACCCCTTACCTTTATCAAAAATTGGACGAAAAAAATCAGGCAATGCTTTAAATGGTTGAATAACAAACTTAAAGAACACATTTTCCCGTGCGTCATCAACTGTTTTACTCTGTATCCCCCCATAAGCATTTTTACTTCTTGA